AAGGTGTTAGACGAGTATGCTCGTGCTGGTCAGGGAGAGGAGTGTAACCACGCTCATTTATCTGCAATGAAGATGGTAGCTTTGAAGGTATTGCGTAGTTGTTGGTGTCCTAAGGTTGGTGATAACTATGTAGATGGTCGTAATTATGTGTCTATAGCTGAAATGAACGTCCCTGAGGAGAGGGTATGAGTAACAAAAACGTTACTAAGGAAATAGACCCAAGCTTCTTTATTCATAAAGGGAAAGAGGTAATTCAGCACTTACAGCTACGCAGTAACAAAAGCGAAAGGTGGATACCTAAGAAGTGTAAGAACCCTGTGAAGGCTATCAGGGAGATGTGTGTAGAGTGTATGGGCGGTGGTTGTCCAAGTGATCTAATAACCAACTGCCCTAGCAAGGAATGTGCGTTGTATGAGTTCAGGTTTGGGAGAAATCCCTACAGAAAGCCTCCTTCGGAGAAGCAATTGGCTTCTGCTATGGAGAATATGGTTAAACTTAAGCTAGGAAAGGGTTGATTTTATGTCAGACTTAGATAAGATGTGTGGTATGTGGGAGAACGAGGACAAGAATGGTAACAAATATTTCAACGGAAAGCTAAAAGATGGAACTAAGATGGTTATGTTCGTTAATTCCTTTAAAGATAAAGAGACTTCTCCCGACTTCTATCTATACAAAGATGAGTCCAGCGCAGAAGGAAAAGATTTGCCCATATAAGGCAACCCCAGCCCCCCTTAAACCACAGGGGTACGCTATAACAACATGGAGGCGACAAGATGGACGCAATTTTAGGGTTTCTATCAGCAGGTAATCCTTGGGTAGCTGCTGTAACTGGGATTATTACTGCAAGTACTGCTGTAACTGCTATTACCCCAACAAAGAGTGATGATAAAGCTATTAACTTTATACTGAAGTTGCTGAATCTATTCGCAGGAAACGTGTTAAGGAACAAGAATAAGGATGGGTAGGCACACTTGCCTGTCTAGCGGTTGTGCTTTAGCGCCCTCCCTTTCGGGCTAAATCCTCCTCTACCGCTGGGCAGGCTTTTACTTTAGGAGATGTTATGCCAGCAAGAGAAACTAAAGAGGGCGTTATGTTTGCCAAGGGTGGTATGGCTGGCCCCGGTAGACCTAAGGCTATGATTAACCGCAATAGACTTGTCACAGAGGTTCTTAACAAGTTAAACTTTGAACCCCTTAAGGAAGCAGTTGATTTATACAGGAACGAAGACACTCCTGCTTCTATAAAGTCAGCACTTGTTATGAAAATGATGAGGTTGGTGTATCCAGAGGTTAAGAATGTCCAAGTTGAGAGCAACACTATGTCTGCTGCCAGCATGGTTAACCCTATAGCTGAGGCTATGCTACAGATACAGGGTAAAAAAGAAGGCTTCGATTATAATTCAAGGATAGAGAGTGTCCCAAAAGTTAGAGTCACAACAGAAGAGGCTGGTTCGACTAATTAAGGATAGGCGGTGGAGGATTAACAACCTCTACCACATACGCCCCAAAGAGGGCAGTATGTTAGTCCCTTTTAAGATGAACTGGGCGCAGACTGAACTCTACGAGGGTATGTGGAATAGGTCTATCGTTCTCAAGGCTAGACAATTAGGTGTAACTACATTCTTCTCTATTCTATTCCTTGATGATTGCTTGTTTAACCCTAACCGGGAGGCTGGCATCATAGCTGATACTAGAGAGAACGCTGAAGAGATCTTCCGTACTAAGGTTAAGGATGTCTGGGATAACGTTGCGAAAGACATCCCTGCGCTTAGGAAGCTGATAACCGATTCCATATCACTGGAGTCTGACCAAGGGAAGAGACTCATATTTAGCAATGGCTCTGCCTTCCGTGTATCCACTTCTATGCGCTCTGGTACGCTTAGCCAACTACTCATCACTGAGTATGGCAAGATTTGTGCCAAAGAACCGGAAAAGGCTAGAGAGATAAGGACAGGTAGTATTGAGACCCTGCCTAGAGATGCCTTGCTAGCTATGGAGTCTACCGCAATGGGGAATGAGGGAGACTTTTTCAATAAGTGCAGAGACGCTGAGCTAGATTGCCTGTCTAAGAAAGAGCTTACCACTATGGACTATAAGTTCTTTTTCTTTCCTTGGTACAGAGAGAAGGGGTACAATCTAAAAACCTCCGCCTCTATCCCACCAGATTTAGTTGAGTATTTCAATAAACAAACAGAAGAGCTAGGTGTTAAGTTTACAAAAGACCAGATGGCTTGGTACTCCAAGAAGAACTCAGAGCTTGGGGATGATGTCAAAAGGGAGTATCCTACCACAGCTAGAGAAGCATTTGAGCAGAGTATAGAAGGTGCTTATCTTTCTAGGCATATGCAGGCTGCATATATTGATGGTAGGATAGACAGTGTGCCGTATATCAAGAGCCTGCCCGTACACACGGCTTGGGATCTTGGTATTAATGACACTACTTGTATATGGTTCTTTCAGATACACCTAGACTGTATACGTTTTATAGATTACTATGAGAACTCTGATGAGGGTTTGACGCATTACGTCAATCTCTTAAAGCAGAGGGACTACCTTTACGGTAGGCATCTTGCACCGCATGATATTGAGGTGAGAGATTTTACCATTGGTAAGACTAGAAAAGAGTTTGCTAGAGAGCAAGGGCTTATCTTTGACACAGTGCCTAGGCCTAGTGATGTTATGGACAAAATAGAGAGCGTGAGGAACCTGTTTTCTCAATTCTACTTTGACGAGGGTAAGTGTTCTAGAGGGCTAAGTTGCCTAAAGAACTATAGGAAGGAGTGGGATGATAAAAATGGTTGTTACAAGAATCGTCCGTTGCATAATTGGGCTTCTCACGGATTTGATGCACTGTCCACTTGTACCCTCGGTTTTGAAGCGGGGTTTCTTGACGTTAAGGATCTACAGCATGCGGCTGTGGTTGAATTTGATATTTTTGAATAGGAGATAGATATGGGTATGGGTGGAAAAGGCTCTATGCCAGCAATGCCAGCCCCTATGACGGTTGCACCGCCTAGAGAGGCAGATTATCTTGGGGTTAAGGAACCTCTTCCTGAGATCCCTGAGATAACCCAAGCCAAGCTAGACCTAGAGAAGCGTAATAAGTTAAGACGGTTGGCTAGTACTGATACTAGGGAATCTACCATTGCTAATATTGGTGGCGGCCTTGGTGAAGCTACAGAGGAAGATGAGGAAATACTCAAGCGTAGGTTGTTTGTTAAGCCTAAGAATGTGGGCAAAGACCCGTCTAAGGGTTTACTTTCAGAGGATGCGTAGATGGGATTGTTCCCCGGTAAAATGGGATTGTTGCCCGGTCAAAGCGGTGGCATAGTTCAGAGGCAGAGAGACTACACCATCCGTGATGCTATGGGTATTAGCCAGCGGTACGAGAACCCTAATCTTGAAGGGTACTCTTATCAGAGTGGCGGCCCCAGCTTAGATGAGTATAAGGAGAGCGCATCTAATATTCGTGGGTATATGGAGAAAACACGGAACCCCTTAATCAAGGGTTTAGACTTAGATTTTGGTGAGAGCGTGTCTCCTATAAAGAGTCCTCCCCCTACGTCTGCTAAGGGGGCAGCTAACGCTGGTCAACCAGCACCAGTTGCGTATACACCTATGGGACAAGGTTATTCTAGGGAGCTTATGAATAGCATCGCTAGTGCCGAGGCTAGAACACTAGCGAAGTATAGAGTAGACAATCCTGACACGGCAACGTTAGATATATATTCTATAGGGGCAGAGTCAGTAGCCCAGCCGGGGGTGCAGTCGGTCAAGAGGTCTAAGATAGGGACACCTAGCAGGGGTCTTGAAATGGGCCAACCAGCAAGAGAAAGCATCGGGTCTAAAACACTTTTAGGAGAATAGTATGATTTGGCTGAGAGAAAACCCAATGGAGTATCTATCTAAGTTCGTTGTGTTTAAAGGTGGTGGTCGTGCGCCACAGATAGACTACGGAGCTATACAGAGACAGCAGGATCAAGAGAGAGCTAGACTTCAGGCTATTCGTGATGAAGAGTTTAGGGTGTCTGGCGTAAGAGATTTTATTAACTTCCAGTTTGACAATCCGTTTCAGGTTACTGAGAAGGCTGCTTCTGGGAGGTTCTTTAAGGCTATATCACCGGGGAGAGTGCCGGGGGATGCGTTGAGTGACTATGTGAATGATAAGTCTATTACAGCTAAGGCCTTGAAGGAAAATACAGAGAAATATTTTAAGAGTAGAGTCAGTATCCCTTCAGTTAAAGAAGGGCGTATACAATTTGGTAAGAGGGCTGATAAGCCTTCCACGGCTGGGCTACTAGGGTCAGGCGATGAGGATAGCACTAAAGCGTTACTAGGAGCTTAATATGCAAGACGCAAAATCGTTAATTAAGCGGTACGACAATCTAAAGAATGACCGTGTTCTATGGGAACCGTTCTTCCGTGATGTCAGGGATTACATTAGACCTAGAAAGCAGAACGTAGACAGCACATCACATGTTTCCTCAGAGAGGCACACAAACAAGATGTTTGACTCTTCTGCCCCAGAGGCTAGCCGTATCATGGCTATGTCTATGCAAAACGCACTAACGCCACAGTCTGTTAAGTGGTTTGGGTTATCTATTCCTTCTGGACACAGGTTAGCTGGTTTAAATAACTCTCCTGCTGTTAAGAGATGGTTCCATGACGTAACAAACGCTATGTTTTTCACGTTTCATGAGAGCAACTTCTATATGTCTA